TGACTGTGCCGTTTGTAGCGGGCCAGACATTGGGCGCTATACAGTATTACGATCAAGAGATTGATGCTAAGACAGGTGTAAGCAAAACAAGCTTAGGCCTTAATCCTGACGCCCTGCAAGCCAACACCGCAACCGCTGTTATGGCAAGCATGCAAGGCGGCGCCAGTCAGATAGAGATGATGGCAAGGAACATAGCAGAAGGCGGAATGACCCAACTGTTCAAGCTGATGCTAAAGCTGGTTATTGAAAACTGCGATGAGCAGACAATGATGCGCGTTGTAGGCGGAAACTATCAGCCGGTTGATCCTAGAGTCTGGAACAAAAAGATGGACGTCCGGGTTAACGTAGGTTTGGGCACAGGAAAAGAAGAGCAAAAGCAGGCCGCTTTGCAACAAGCTCTGCAGATTCAAATGCAGATATTCCAGTCCTACGGTATGGGCAACGGTGTTGTTGGCATGACGCAGATACGGAACACGTTGTCAGATATATTGGCAATGAACGGTTTGCGAAACAGCGACAGGTATTTCTTGCCTATGGACCAGCAGACAGAAGCGGCTATGATGCAACAGCAACAGCAACAAGCGGCTCAACAGCAACAGGCGTTAACGCAACCAGAGGCGTATGTACAGGCAGAGCAGATCAAGGCGCAGGCTAAGGCTACCTCTGACATGGCTAAGCTTCAGATAGACGCACAGAAGGCCATAGCGGCAGATGACCGGGACCGCGATCAAATGGATCAGGACCTGCTTGTAGACGCCGCAGAGATCTTGGGCAAGTACGGCACCGCAGTAGACACCGCAAGAATTAAAGCGGAGCAGGCGGCTCCTAGATACCCAGACAGCACCCCCGTACAAGCTGTAACGGGCGGTAGATTTTGAACATAAAAGACAAGGCGGCAAGGTTTAGGAATTTAAGCAACGACGAAACCTTTAAGGAAGTCGTTCAAGAGATTAAGGATCAGCAATCAAGCGTGTTCCTTAACAGCCAGTCTCAGATAGAGACTATTAAAGACGCGCATGATATAATCAAGGCGCTTAACTACATCGAGAATCACTTTAACACTGTGTTTACAGACGAGGCGATTTTCGATAAAAAGCAGAAGGATTAGTACCGTGGAAACGACTGAAACTTTAAACGACGGCTCTATTGAGGGAGCTATTGCATCACTGATTCAACCTGAAGAGGAATTGAAGCCAGAGCAGGAAGTAGCAGAAGAGGCTGAGCAGGAAGTAAGTGCTGAGCTGGACGATGATACCAACCCAAGCGAAGGTGAAGAAGAGAGTGAGGGTGAAGAAGAGGAGCAACCCGATTCAGACGATGAAGAGTCAGAATTGGATGAGGGCGAGGAAGAGCCCGATGAGGATGAGCAAGACACTGACAATGCTGAAGCAGAACAAGAGCAACAGACGTTCACCGTCAAAGTAGACGGCAAGAACGAGGTTGTAACCCTTGATGATTTGAAGCGCGGATACAGTGGTCAAAAGTACATCCAAAAGGGAATGCAGGAAGCCGCAGACGCTCGTAAAACAGTCGAATCGGTCTACTCAGCCCTATTGCATGAGCGACAGCAGATTGCACAGCTTTATGAACAGGCGCAAAAAGGTGAGATAGCTTCTGCACCTGTGGAGCCATCGAGAGAACTGTTTGAGACAGACCCTATTGGTTATATGGATGCTAAGCTGAAATATGACGAGCAGATGGTTGGATATCAAGACCAGATGCAAAAATTGGAGGCTGTATCTCAGCAACAATCTCAGGCGCAACAGGCGGCACAGAAGGCATACCTACAGCACGAAATGGCTAATCTTCAAAAGGTTTTGCCTGAGTTCTCGGATGCTAAAAAAGCAGGTCAAATTAAAGACAGGCTAATGAACACTGGAGCAACTGTTTACGGCTACGAGCCAGACGAGATATCCCAGATAGTGGATCATCGAGCAATTAGAGTTTTGCACGATGCGATGCTGTACCGGGAGTTGATGGATGGTAAGAAAGCCGCTGTAGAGAAGGCAAGCCCGGAAAGACGTAAGAGTCGAACGGTGAAGGCTGGATCTAAGAAGTCTAATAGCAATGCTACTGCGCGTAAGAAACAACGACAGAAACTATCCCGCACGGGCTCCGTATCGGACGCCTTAGCTTTAATGATTGAGGAATAATACAATGGCACAACCAGCAAATACTTTTGATACCTATGACGCGAAAGGCATTCGCGAAGACCTGAGTGATATTATCTATAACATCACTCCTGATGACACTCCTTTCTACAGCGCTTGTAAGAAGGTTAAAGCAACTAACACTTTGCACGAGTGGCAGACTGACACCTTACGTTCTTCTGCGGCAAATGCTCACATTGAAGGCGATGACACTTCGGCGGATGCGGCAGTTGCTACCGTTCGTTTGGGTAACTACACTCAGATCTTCAAGAACGCTGTAACTATTGCTGACACTGAAGAGTCAGTAGATAAGGCAGGCCGTAAGAATGAGATTGCTTACCAGACGCTGAAGATTGCTCGTGAGCAGAAGCTTGACATCGAGAAGGCGCTGTTTGAGAACAATGCGCGAGAAGCTGGCAACAGCACTACTGCCCGTGAACTTGCTGGTGCAGGCGCTTGGGTTAAGACCAACCAAAGCATTGGCTCTGGTGGCGCGGCTCCTACTGGTGATGGTACTGACGCTCGTACAGACGGTACTCAGGCGGCATTTACTCAGGCCAAGTTTGACACCGTTATGGAGTCTATCTGGACTAACGGCGGTACTCCTGACAAGGTTTACCTCTCTCCTTTCCAGATGAACATCGCCCTCGGCTTTACTGGTGGTGGTAACTCACGTCGCAACATCGACGCGGCAAGCGAGACTGTTTACAACTCAGTTGACGTATATGTTACTCCTTGGGGTTCTGTAGAGTTTACTCCAAGCCGTGAGAACCGTTCACGCGATGTATACATCATGCAGTCTGATATGTGGTGTGTTGGCGTACTGCGCCCAACCAAGAATGTTGGTCTGGCTAAGACTGGCGATTCAACTAAGCGTCAGGTTCTTACTGAGCTTACCTTGGTTGCTAAGAACGAAGCCGCAAACGGTATTGTTGCCGACTTGTCTACTTCGTAAGTTGTAAAAATGTAGTAAACTAAGGGGGCTTCGGCCCCCTTTTTTATGGAGTATGAAATGAAAAGAATGAAAGAAAACGTACACTTTGATAGTGACGGCGAAAAATTTACAATTGAGCGTAAGTACGATGTCAACCCGGCGCTTGAAGAATCACGCATCCTTAGAGACTCTGGAGCTGGCGTTACAGGCGAAAACAGGCTGGTAGGTAGGATTCCTATGTTTATGATCACAGAGTGGATGAAAGAGGCTGGTGTAAACGCTGATGACAACGAGGCGCGCAAGGAGATAATCCGCAAAAAGATGCTGTCTGGTGAGTTCGATAAATTTAGAGTCTGGAAAGGAACATTTTAATGAGTTACAAATATTTTAAGCGCTCAGATTTCGACTGCCAAGAAACCGGCGAGAATGAGATGAAAGACCGCTTTATAAAGAAGCTAGACCATCTTAGGGAGGTTTGCGGATTTCCTTTTATTGTGACAAGCGGTTATAGGTCCCCTAACCACAGCCTAGAGCGACATAAGGCCAGTGGTCCGGGAATGCACAGCAGTGGGCTGGCAGCAGATATAGCGGTCTCTGGCGGGCAGGAGAGAATGGCAATCATAAAGCACGCCTGCGCAATGGGCTTTACCGGTGTAGGCGTTGCTAAAGGCTTCGTCCACGTCGATATTAGGGATAGTAGCCCGGTAGCTTGGTGCTATTAATATTTCTTTTTGACGGGCTTTTTTGCTGTCTTTTTGGCCTGCTTAAAAGCCTTATTTGTGGGAGCCCCTTTAGCGCCTTTTGCTCGCATAGACTCGCCTGACCCTGCTTTGATTCTCTTACGCTTTTTCTGGATGTTTTTGTATAGGGACATTACTTCCTCCGGGACTTGGTTCCTGCGCACTTCCAGCGCTTTCTAGATAGGTTGTTTGGGGTGTTCGGGTCATTTTGTTTTTTCTTTGACAGGCCCTTCTTGATGCCCATGCTACGAGCGCAGTAAGAATCACCCTTAGACGTTCCGGGCTTTACTCTTGAGCCGCCGCCTTTTGCCTTGCCAGCCTGCCCGTAAGAAACTTTCTTTCCGCTTGCGGTAACCTTAACCCTTGCCTTGCCTTTTGCTGGCTTTGCCATACCTAACACCTTTTGTTGATAGTCGATTATACCAAAAAAGGGCCCTATAAGGAGCCCTTTAAATCGTCTTTTGCTATTGCCGCTAAGCCCAACAACACCACCGCTATACCATACAAAATCACAACAACCTCCACTCATTAATTGAGGCGCGATTGTACTTGTATAATTTCAGGTAAGATAATGAATTGATGTTATTTGCGGTATGCAATTAAAAGCCCGTTTCGACCACAGGTGGGCTAATCCTGCCACTAAGGCGCAAAGGGGGGTACGCCTAGGTCTAGGGGGAAATAAGTTAAAAGATCATAACCTCAAGCGCTATAAAACCAAACAACGCGAAATACACTACAGCGAAGTAAAGCCGTTTGATGGTTATTGTCTCATTTAGCCAATCATTTACTGCATTTAGTAATTTGTACACTTTCACCCTCCTCAAAAAAATAACCTGATCCAATCATAAACGCTTGGAACTCTTTTGCCAACTGATCCTTTGTGAGAGCGTCATCGAAGATGGAGACCTCCAATACAACATGGTCTCCAACTTGCGATTTAAACACCCACGTTGGTCTTGGGCTAAAATGGGATCTCATCATCACTAATCGCCTGCTGAGCTGGCTGTGCAACAACTTGAGCCTGAGCTGGTCTATCAGATTTTCCTAGCTGTACATTGTTAACAATACACACAGGCTTTGACCTAGTGACGCCGTCTTTTTCCCACTGCTCCAAGACAAACTCGCCCTGCACAGTTACAGGCGTTCCTTTTTTAAGGTACGGGGCCAGCTTCTCAGCCCGCTCCTTAAACATCTTGCAAGTCACCCAGCTAGTTTTTTCATTGTCTCCCCAGCCCTGTTTAACAGGTACATTCACAGTTCCTATAGCAACACCGCTTGGGGTATGGCGGATTTCCATATCTGCTCCGCAGTTGCCTGTGAATATCATAGTATTAATGCTCATTTTTTATCCTCTAATGGATTGTAGTTTTTAGATAACTGCCAGTATTTTAACAGCGCTTCAAACATCTCAAGATGACGCGAGTGAGATTCTTTGTCCCATAAATGGAACTTTACAACCGAGTGGTCGTCGCGATCAATAAAAATCGACAGCCTCTCGGGGTTTAAAAAATTCATTCCATTGGCGTAGGCAGATAGTTGCATACCGTGCTCATCATACACCAGAGAACTGATTGTTTTTTCTGCGAGGTTGTCTTTTGTCTTAAAGTCCACAAACACCCCCGCCGACGAACACAGGTCAATTTTACCGCCATACCCAGACTTGCTACAAAAGCTTTCCTCAGCCTGCCAAGACTCGTCCGGAAACACAACATCAAGCACGGACCGCACAGCAAGGTACGCAGGACCCTCAAAACCGCCCTTAAAGCCCTTCTCAATCATTCCGTGGATTTCTGTACCCCGTTCTGCCGCCTCACGGCCAACGCGCTTAGACTCCCTTAAAACAGCCTTTAAATGGCTTCCCTCATCTTCGTAGTCCGAGCGCCTAATGTCTTTAGTAGCCTGAATAGCCTGCAATATTTTCCAGTGCGTTAAGGCGGGCTTATCCGCAATGCCCAGAATAGATGTTACCGAGGGGACCAGATCAAGCTTTCTGGCCTGCCTGAGTGTGGTTTTTTTGGTTTCCCCGGAATCATTCTCGTAGGTATAGGCAGGTTCACCGGCTCTGGTGTACCAATGTCCAGCTTCAGCAGTGTATTTCATTTTGGCACCGCCCATGCTGGCAAGTTGTTGATGGTGGTCCCTGCGGGCAAGTAGTAGAGGTAACGCCCTACACCAAATAATACTGCGGCGCGTTTAAGAGCGTCTGAAATACCGCCCTTCTCTCCCTCAATCTTGGTGTCCCCGGCGCCATCACACTTTGTGATCCACTCTCCGTCAACACGGATAGACAGCCTGCATATAACCCGGCCACTTAGATCTTCATAGTGACACTGCCAGTTCTCGATACCAACAACGTCATCAAGACGCTTCATGACAGCACGCGCATCGATGTACGCCAACTGCTTGCCACCACCACCGGCTCTAAATTTAAGTACGTTAGTGGCGAAAGGAGCTTTAAGCTCCTCTCTAATTTCATCCCAATTTTTCATAGTGTTACCCCTATATCAGATTTGTGCGTTGCAATCTGCTCTGCCGCGTACTGATTAGCAAAGCCGTTGTAGTAGCTCTTAGATCTATCTGTTGCGGCATCATAGCCACGCAGACAATCATACTCACCTTGAGCGTATTCGTCGAAAGGACTAGGTTGAAAACATTCTGGGTCAATGTCATCGCTGGCAACAATTACTGTTTCTCCCTCGTTGCGAGTAACAGCGCCGTTATTGTAACCATGATCAAGCACCACATGGTGTGACACCTGAGTGCCGTAGTTAACGTATGTTGCCTCAACTACACCCATAACTTTCTGGCCTAGATATAGACCCGTAACGTGCTTACCTGTTAAGTCCCACATATTGTTCCCCTTAGTTAGTTAGTCCGCTCAGTATACACCCCTGACAACATATTGCAAGCGCCTAAAACTATTTGCATTAAAAACAAATATATTGCACCGCCAGATAAGATCCGTTACACTCCGTAAATATTAAAACAACTGAGGTATCAACATGAAATACAGCACTAGAAAAGCAATAAGCGTCGCGCTGGCGTTGCATGGGGTAGATCAAATTGATCTTGCGCACACGACCGGGTTGAGCAGTCCAAGCCTTTCTAATCTAAAGGCTAAAAGTGGTAGCAACCCAACGGTTGGCACGCTTATTAAGATTGCGGATGCACTGGACATTAGGTTAAGTGAACTGATTTCTTATGGTGAGCTCCATGACTAAGCCCGGATTTTACGCCATCGTTCCTGCTGACGTTAGGTACAACAAGTCTCTGCCGATGGGCGCTAGGATGTTGTATGGCGAGCTCACAGCGCTCTGCAATCAAGAGGGCTACTGCTGGGCAACTAACGCATACTTCAGCGAGCTGTATGAGGTGGGTGACAGGACCATCAGCTCTTGGGTTAGCAAGCTCAAGGAGGCTGGGCACATTGACGTTCAGATGATTCTCCGGGAGGGTAGCAAGCAGGTGCAGGCAAGGCACATTACAATTGCTTCCGCTAGACCTATAGAAGAAATTCTGCATACCCCTAGAAAAAATCTTCTAGAGGGGGTAGAAGAAAATTTCCATACCCCCACGAAAAAAACTTCTAAGGGAATAGTACAAGTTAATAATACAAATAATAATACAGGTAATAAGCGCTTTGCGCCGCCCACTGTGTTTGATGTGCAGGTGTATTGTAACGAGAAGCAATACAGCATTGATGCTGAGCATTTTGTTAACTATTACGAGGCAAGAGGCTGGATGCTTAACAAGGTCAAAATGAAAAGCTGGAAAGCGGCTTTGGCTACTTGGGTAAAGCGAGATCAAAACAAAAAAGTACCTGCCAAGAATGCTGGATCAATCAAGAATAGGAATATCGCAGAATCACTAAGTGATAGAAGTTGGGCCTATGAAGGTTAGCAAATCAGGGCGCAACAATTTTAAATTAATTAAGGAGAGTAGTTGTGGCATCTAAATATCATCCAACAAAAAGGGTTTTCAAGGGAAAGCATCCCTACTTCATAGATGGCGAAAGCTATTCAGTTAGGGAGTTGTCTAACTGGACTTTGCAGTATTGCCCAAAAGGCGGAGTAATTGCAGACACCCTGAAGGGCCGCTTATATGGCAAAGACTATTGTGAGCCCAAGCATCTTCTATCTGTTGCAGAATATTACGAGCAGAGCGAAGACATAAAAAAATGGAAAGGGTATTGTAAAGAGGCAAGGTTGAAGGTGCTAAATCGACCAAGGCTCGAAGACAACGCTCAAAAATTATCACAAAAGTGGCTTAGTGCCACGCTTTAACAGGGGAAGCGCATGAATGGTCAAAAATGGCTTGTGAACAGTGATCGAACACTCGGCAACTTTATTGCTCACGTTACAAAGTTGCACGAGACTAGCGGCTGGGTTACCTACGGTTGGCGCACAGGTAGGCAAAGAACCGCAACGCAAAACAACTCGATACATTTGTATTGTCGCATGGTTGCTGACGAGTTGAACGACAAAGGATTCCCGGCTTTTCTAGACAGCGCTATTTTGAAAGAGTCTATCGAGATAGATTGGACCCAGAGCATGGTGAAGGATTTGTGGCGGACAGTGCAGGGCAAGCTTTTCCCTGATACTGAGGGCAAAACATCTAAGCTCAGCAGGACTGAGGTAAGTCAGGTTTACGACGTGATAAACAGGGCGCTAATAGAAAAAACATCTGGCAGGGTCTGTGTTGTATTCCCGCACGTCCAAACCCCTATCGGCAAAAAAGGAAAGGCTAATGCCTAAGACGTTGAGGGCGCAGTGCCTCGAGGCTATACAAAAGCTGGCACGAATGAAGGGCGCTGATGACGATGGGTTCTGTACTTGCGTATCCTGCCGCAAGAAAGTCCACTGGAAGGAATGCGACGGAGGGCACTTTATACCTAAAGGTAGCTCTAGCTATTGGAGCTTAGAGGAGTGCAATGTGTGGCCACAGTGCAAGGGCTGTAACGGGTTTGGTATGCGCTACGGATCTGCCGAGAGTGAATACACGCTGTGGATGATTGACTACTTTGGGCGGGACTTTGTTGACCAGATGCACCGGGACAAGCGCAAGGTCAAAAAAATGTACGCGGCAGATTATCGAGATCTGTTAGCTTATTTCAAAGAGCAAATTAAAGAGCAAAAAGAGAGGCTAGGATGAATACTGCAACTGAAACACTAATGTTATGCGAAAACCACGGGTTCGATGATTTATGGGCGCGGACAGCCGGTATCTGTGATTCTGTAATTTTGCACGGCGCCAGTCCGGGTACGGCTCATGCTGAACTACAAGATATCTGGGAGATTGCTCAGGGCAGGGTAGCTGACAAAATGATACCGCCAGATGAGGAGCAGTTGGTGTTGCTTAATCCCACCTTTTTGGTAGACTAACTGTGTTGTCGGAATCCTCCGGCAATATAACTTTTTTTATCGTTTTGAAACTGTATTTCCCCTTTGGCCTCGCGTTCGCGGGGTCTTTTTTTTGCCCCGGAAAAGTAGGGGAGTGATTCCCTGGTTATTCCAAAAAGTTATAAGCATATGCAAAATGGTTATTAGACAGTAACAGTTACTAATGTATAATGGCCCCATCAAGACGAGAAACACTCACTAAAAAAAAGGGTTACAAAATGAAACTAACAATGAAAAAAATCAATCAAGCCATTCAAGAGATCGAAGCTGGCTGGGAGTTAGCCAAAGGTAACGGCTACTTTTACTGGGTTCACCCTACCGATATCAGTTACACCGATTTAGCTACTGTAGACGTTTACAGGCTTAACGATTTTACTTTAGATCGCTGGATAGAAGAGTTTGTGAACCGCAAACCATCTTACGGCACTCTGGCTTATTACGATTGGCAACTTGAGCAGGAGGTGGCGTGATGGATAAGTATTATGTGCGTATTCTTAAAAACGAAATATTGAGTCTTGTCGGGCATTGGGAGCTTAATATTCGAGACTACGAGTACCCCTCTGAGTTACATGCTCATATAAGCATTCTTTCGAGGCAAAAAGGTTTTGGCCGTTGGCTAGAGACGCATGCCTATGCCGGCTGGGCGGGTGAAGCGATGCGTCAAATCTTTCACGAGCGGCACCAAGAGGCTTGTTGGGATGATCGAGATCGCTGTGGGGAGGTGGCGTAATGATTAACGATATAGCAGAAAGAAACGCAAGGGCCGCGCAATACTTAGCGGAAAAACGATACGAGAGAGAGCAGGGCAGAGACTTATTTCTGTTGGGCATTTGTGTCTTATTCGTTGCGATAATGCCGCTTATTGTTGTTTATCTTGGTTTAGGGGAAATATATGAAAGCAATCACTTTATGCAAGCACATCAACAAGGCGTTTCCAAAGGCTAACGCTGTGACCTACGATCAATGGACCGGGGAAGAGAAGGTGGACAAGCACCGCATCTGGTTTCGTTGCGAGGGCGAGTGTGCCCCTGATGGAATGCCGCTGCACGACTTCTGGCAGGAGTGGCATCCTACGGGGTTCCACCCAAAGCTGCAGAAGCTGGTGGAGAAGCATGGGTTCTACCTTGAGAACCAAGATGCCGGGACCATGATGGCCTGCAGTTTGGACTGGTAAAATTATTTTGCTTAGTGGGGTTGCATGGTAACCGTTACTGTATTATCATGAAGCCTCACTAACGCAATAAGTAAGGGGAAGTAAAATGGAAAAGATATTTATGGGTTTTAACGCGCGGCTACCAGAGTATTGCAACACGGATGACCGCCTTGCGGTGCATTGCTTGATCTCAGAGCTATTAGCCGCAGATTGCACGGTGACCATCAATGACGGCGAGGATGATTGCCTCGACAAGTCTTCAGATTTTATCGAGATACTCAAGGCTATGTCTAGCAGCGGCGAAGATATTGTCATTCCCTTCGACAAGGATGGTAACGAGCTCGGCTGGTTCTACCTGATCTACGACAACGGTTCTGAGGGCAACCCAATGATCCTGATCAGCGACCTTGTATCCAACTTTTTTTGCGAGGGCATCTACAACAAGGTTTCTGAGCAACTCGCCGTTTAACCTAGATAGCGCGGTTGACGTTATCAAAACCAACATTTAAGGGGAATAATGTGAAAAACACTACTTTTGATGAAGTTATTACATGGCACATTCCTAGCGACTGGGATCACTGCCTAGCGTCTTTGCCTGAAGCAGTCTTAGACCATGCGGTGTATACTTGGCTGACCACGCACCAAACGTGGCTTGATGATTGCTTCCCGGAATGCGCTTACGAGCGCTCGCTGGAGTTGCTCAACGTTCTTTACCGAGATGGGACTGATCAGCAGTTTGCGGAGCTAATGATTCAGATCAGGAAGGACTATTCGGAAAAGCATCAGATAGCCGAGAGAGGTAATGCGGATGTATTTTATTTCAGCGAAGCTACAGGTAACTTTGAAAGTGATAGCCTTATCGGTGCTTTTATTGGTGATCGCCATCTTTCTTTTGCTGAGTGTTACCGCAACGATCTGTACCTATGGCTTGAAGATCGCATTGAGGGTGTTATCCTCGATGAGATGGGGCTGGAGCACAACTACGGAGGAGACCTGTAATGACTCAATCACAAAGAGTGCTGGATTATTTGCAGCAAGGGAAAAAACTGACCTGCCTGAACGCTTTTAATGAGCTTGGCATCACTCAGGTGGCCGCTAGGATTTTTGAACTGAAGCGGGATGGCGAGGTTATTCTTAGCTCAAGGACAAAAGTGAAAAATAGGTACGGCGAAGACTGTATCGTCAGCGAGTATTTTATGGAGGTGAAAAATGGGTAAGGGATCAGCGCCAAGACCAATGCCAGACAAGGAGGCTTTTGATAAAAACTTTGACGCAGTGTTTAACAAAGTATTCGATAGCGGCCCGAAGCCAAAGGCTCAGATAATGAGAGAGATGCGAGAGCGCAGAAATAAAGAGGGCATGACCGAGCTACACGTCTGGGTAACTCCGCAACAAAAACTGGCTATCGAAGCCATATTGCAAGCAGATACAGCCCCATTGCGCCAGTGATCAACTGGTGTACAATATAGCCACGGAGGGCTACCCCCTATGTTCGATTACCTCAAAGATTTATTTAAACGCAGAATAGGCAAGCCATTGCCTCGCCACATGGTTATCCCTGACACCCAAACAAAGCCGGGTCAGTCGTGGGAACATCTCCGCTGGGCAGGAATGTATGCCGTCAAAACAAAACCAGATGTCATTGTCCACATTGGAGACCACTGGGACTTCCCCTCGCTGTCTCAGCACGACGCTAAGGGCAGCAAGTCTTTCGAGGGGCGTAGGTATGTCGAGGACGTCAACGCCGGTATAAACGCAATGAGAGCCTTCCTAGACCCTATCAGGGAGGAGCAGGCCAAACTAAAGCACGACAAGAAGAAGCAGTGGAACCCCCGGCTGGTGTTTACCATTGGTAACCATGAGTACCGTATCGAGCGGGCTCTCGATGCTGATGTTAAGCTGGAGGGCCTGATGAGCTATGATGACTTGATGCTCAAGGAGATGGGCTGGGAGGTTCACGATTTCCTGAAGCCCGTGGTGATTGACGGCGTCTGTTATGCCCACTACCACTGCTCAGGCGTGATGGGTCGCCCTGTGTCGAGCCCTGACCTAATGCTAAAGAAGCTCCATATGTCCACGGTGATGGGCCACGTTCAAGACCGAGCCATAGCGTTCAACAAGAGGGCTGATGGCAAGAGATTGACCGGGATATTCGCAGGGATCTTTTACACTCACGCGGAAGAGTACCTTAACTATCAGACTAACAATAGCTGGCGTGGTATCTGGATGCTCAACGAGGTGCAGGACGGTGAGTTTGATGAGATGCCGATTAGCTTAGACTACCTAGCTAGGACTTATATGGATGAAGATGAGGTATGCGACTAATGGACAACATCCGCTGGTTAAAAAAACAGGAAAAGCCAGCGTCAGGCATGACCTTGACCAGAGTATTTTGTGATGATTGCGGGACCGGCCTAGAGTATTGGCTAAGCAAAGAGCAGGACACAGCATATGGACTTTGCCCTGCCTGCCACCTAGGTGCTCCAATTGAAGTTAGTTGGTCAGAGCAGATACAAGATGACCAATAGTGGTATAATCCAGCCATGAGCAAATTTATCATTGGCAGTGACCTTAGCGACGCGGACCTAGAGCTTGTGCAAGAACTAGCTCAGGCGCTCTATGATCGCGACCAGCTGCTGCTTGATGATGTGATACACCTATGTAGACAACGACTGGAAAGGGCCTGTAGATGTTTTCAGAGCCCCTGTATATGTGAAGAATGAGACCAACAATATTTACTGATGAGCTTTCGAGCACCATCTGCCGCAGATTAGCACTGGGTGAAAGCGCCCGACAGATCTGCCGTGATGACTCTATGCCTGTGATAAGTACGTTGATGAAGTGGGTAACAGACCCTGACAAAAAAGAGTTTTCGGAACAGTACGCGAGGGCTCGAGACTTTCAGGCTGATTACTATTTTGATGAGATCGTAGATATCGCTGATGAGCTGGGCGATGAGTCTGACTCTAATCAAATCAACCGAGCAAAACTTAGGATAGATTCACGCAAGTGGAAGGTAGCTAGAATGTCACCGCGCAAGTATGGAGACAAGCAGCAAATTGATCACACGTCATCTGACGAGTCGTTCAAGCCTACCGTGATTAAACTTGTAGCTGAGCCCCTATCCGATGAGCCAAGCTGAGATATCCCTACCACCTAAGATCGTAGACCTTTTCAGTGGAGAGGCTCGGTACAGGTGCGCCTACGGTGGACGAGGGTCCGCTAAGACTAGATCGTTTGCGTTGATGACTGCGGTCCGTGGTTACCAGTGGGGGATGGAAGGAAAGCAGGGCCAGATCCTATGTGCTCGAGAACACCTAAACTCTCTGGATGAATCCTCTCTGGAGGAGGTCAAGTCTGCCATACGCAGTGTTCCTTGGCTTGCCGCCTATTACGAGATGGGCGAGAAGTACATCAGGTCTAAGGACGGCAACATTAGCTATGTGTTTGCCGGGTTGCGCAGAAACCTAGATAGCATCAAATCCAAAGCTAGAATTATCCTGTGCTGGGTTGATGAGGCCGAGGGAGTATCTGATACCGCTTGGCAGAAGCTAATACCTACCGTGCGGGAAGAGGACTCTGAGATCTGGGTCACATGGAACCCTGAGACAAAGCACTCTGCAACGCATAGGCGGTTTAGATTAAGCCCGCCAGAGTCCATGCGAATATCTGAGATCAACTGGCGAGACAACCCATTCTTTCCGGAGGTTTTAGAGACTGAGCGGCTAGAGGATAAAAAGAACAGACCCGATCTTTATGATCACATCTGGGAAGGTCAGATGCTGGTCCACGCTGACGGTGCGTATTATGCCGTAGAGATGCGTGAGGCCACGGCGCAGTCTAGAATTACCAATGTGCCATACGACCGCTCTGTTGGCGTTGTAACGGCTTGGGATCTTGGGGTAGGTGATTCTACCTCTATATGGTTTGCGCAGTTTGTAGGGGCTGAGGTGCGCCTTATAGACTATTATGAATGCAGTGGTGTAGGTCTGGACCATTATGCTCGCATATTGAACGAAAAGGGCTACATATACGATAGCCATATTCTGCCGCACGATGTGAGGGTACGAGAGCTTGGCACAGGAAAGTCTCGACTTGAAACTCTAGATGCTCTGGGGGTGCGACCGGTGACAATAGCGCCGCAACTTAATGTTGATGATGGCATACAAGCTGTGCGGTCCTTGATTCCCCGGTGTTGGTTTGATGAGGCTAAATGCGAGCGCGGTGTAGATGCGCTGAGACAGTACAGGCGTGATTATGATGACAAGGGAATGACGTGGAGGGGTCGGCCTTTGCATGACTGGACAAGCCACTGTGCGGACGCTTTAAGGTACTTGGCGATAGGCTACAGGGCTACGTCTAACTGGGACGCTCCAATCCGTAGGAACCTTCAGGGAATCGTTTAAAACGTGATATAATCGGCCACATCAATCAATCAAGGTGGCACAATGGCAAAGCGGATGTTTAGGGATAGGGCTAGGGAGATCGTAGAAGAGGTTTCTGGCCTGCTGGGACAATCAACACAGCCTGCTAATCAGATCACTGAAGATGTAAGCGCTGGTACTGCTGGATTACTGCGAAACGTATTCCCTGCACCTCAGAGAATGTTTGACCCCAATGATAAAGCATACAAGCCATTTCTAGAGTCGTTCGGGCAGACCCCCGGAGGCAGATACTTAGAGATGGGACCTGATGGGCCAAAAGACATTACCGGGGAATACCCGGAGAGCGCACAACTAGGCGTTGGCCCTGATGGAAAGCCAAAGTTTCAGGTAGCGCCTACGCAAGCTACAAACATCCCTGACGCAAAAGGTCCCGGGCGAAAAATTAAAACAAATCTAGCAAAGAAAAAGACAGGCTGGAAATGGACTCAGGCTCCTGAAGGTTATAATCCAGACCCAGATGGCGGCTTCCCAATTGTCTCTGTCAATGACGGAAAAAACCACTACTACACGTTAAACACTGATTTCCCTGAAGGTGTGGAGCTGGCTAGGTATCCTAATGAAGCCAGTGAGCCTAGACTCAAGCCCACAAGAAAGGGCCACGCAAACTTAGGCGAGAAGGTTGGCGAGATCGAGATGCGAGGCAAAAAGCATCCAGTGTATGACAACATAACTATTCGACAAGCTGCTCCAGTCGCAATGACAGGCTTACTTGGCATAGGCGCCAGTGAAGAGAGCGATGCGAGCATCTTAGGGTCTCTATCCAAACTCGGTGCTGGACGGCAAGACCTGCTGGGAATGGCCAAGAAGATGTCAAACGAGGGCATGGATCGTGACAGTATCTGGCAGCGTACCGGATGGGAGATTGGGGCTGACGGACAGTGGAAAACAGAGCTGCCTAACACGAAGACAAAAATTAACATCCCTGAAATTGAAGAGGGAAGGCAGTATTACACTGGCACTGTTGCTGACATTGTTGATGACCCAGAATTGCTGTCTCAATATGAGAAAGGCGGCAGAAAACCCACCGTCATGGATATGGATGGTGAGATTGAAGAGTATGGATCTAGGGGCACTTACGGGCCTTTAGGTGACATCGAGTTTATTGTTGACAGAAATATGCCAGCAGGGGAAGGGGTTCACGCAAAGGGCCATTTTAACTCTAATCAAGAGTGGTCACCTGAAGTGATTGTTATCAGCGGCAAGAGCTCACCGGCTGAGCAAAGAGCACTCGTCTTGCATGAGCTGCAGCACGCCATTCAGGACCGCGAAGGCTTTGCGTCTGGGGGCTCTTCTAGCAGCTTTGAAAAAGAAGAAAGAATCAGGGATGCGTTTTATGATGGTGTTGGACCAACTCCGGCTGGAAGCAAAAGACTACAAGAGCTTGAAGCAAAAAGTAAAGAAGTGGGTCAGGGCTCTATGTCGATATCGGAGTCATATGAGCTAGAGCGCCTAAAGGTCGAAAAGCAAATTGCTGACAGGTTTAATGCTGAGACAGTAGGCGAGGCTGGAGCACGCTCTCCCTACGGAATGTACCGAGGTTTGATGGGCGAGGTTGAGGCAAGAAATGTTGAATACAGGGATCAGGTTTTTACAGACTCGGGGTTGCGTGATACATCTCCGTATTACTCACAGGATGCATTTGAGCCTACAAGCCAGCAGATCTTTAGGGCTGGCAGTGACGATGAGCTGACTAATGAGCTTGAGCTCTTAGACCCTCCTAACTTCCGGTCAGACGCCTCCAGACCTCCTAACTTCCGGTCAGACGCCTCCAGCCTTTCTGATGCGGCGGGTGTTGCGGGATTATTGGGTGCAGGATATATGGCCAGCGATCAGCCTCATACATTCCAAGACTGGTTTCATCAGCAGGTAGAATATAACTTAGCCGGGACTGAGCGAGATAGAGAGTTAGCGCGGTCGGGTGTTGGCACCATTCAGAGCCTTCCAACCACAAGAAGGCAAACCTATGAAGGTGCTTTGGGTGAGATGCTTGGGGGAAGCAG